GAGCTATCTGAATCGCCGGATCTTCGAGTCCGCCGAAGCGATTGGGGCGGCTCGGCAGCTCTATCCTGCCGGCATGAAAGCGGCCGCGCTGGCGCGTGACTCGGCGCTCTCTGATGCCGTGTTTATTGAGAACGGGGAGGAGCGGACGGCGGCCATTGAACTGGCGGCCGCCGTTTACGCAGAGGCGGCAGCTGGGGCCTCTGAATGCCTGCACGGGATCGTTATGAATCCGGCAGTCCGTGCCGCGATCCTGCTGACCTTCGGCCACCTCTACTCGAACCGGTCCGACGTGGTTGTCGGCGCGCAAGTTGTTGAACTTCCGGTTGGTGCGAAGTCTCTGCTGCGGGGATACCGCCGGGTGATGATGCCATGAGCCTCCAAGACGGAAACTTGCAGGCGCGCATCCGTTTTGAGCGGAAAGTCACCGAGCGTGACCCGCTCGGCGGTGATGGCGTTGTTGCCTGGGTGCCTGTTGCAGAGGTTTGGGCTCAGGCGACCAACAACCTTGGTGCGACCACTGAGGCGGTCGCTGCCGGTGCTGATCGTTACCGTGAGCAGGTTCGGTTTGACCTGCGCCCACGTCATGTTGATCCGGGGTGGCGGATTGTCCATCGCGGCCGCAGCTTCGACATCAAGAGTCTGGCGCTGAGCAACGACCGGAGTGAGTTGGCGATCATTGCCATAGCGGGGGTCTCCGATGGCTGAGCAGATCAGTATCAAGGGGCTGGACGGCCTTCTGCGGTCGCTGCGGGAGCTGCCCAAGGCGGTGCAGGGAAAGCCGCTGCAGGTTGGTATGCGCAAGGGTGCGAACCTGATCCGAGACGAAGCACGCAGTCGTGCGCCTAAGGCGTCTGGGTTCATGGCTAGGCAGATCGTTACAAAGCGGGGCAGTAATCGGGCGCGGAATAGGGCAGGCGTAGGGCAGGGCGGCGAATACTTCACGGTCGGGGTGAAGACCGGCCGGAAGCGGAAGTACGCGAACACCAAGCGCAACAAGCGCCAAGGCAGGGTTGGCAAGCTCTACGAGGAAAGCGGCTGGGCCTATTACTGGCGGTTCAAGGAATTCGGCACGAAGAAAATGGCTGCCGAGCCGTTCTTAACGCCCGCTGGCGAGTCCAAAGGCCCACAGGCGGCGCAGGTCATCATTGATGAAACCTGGAAGGCCATCGACAAGTTCACAAAGGGGCAGGGCTGGAAATGATGGTTCCGCTGATACAGGCCGTTTTGCAGGATTCGGCAGATATCCGGGCTTTGCTTGGCAACCCGGTTCGCGCTTGGCCGGGGTCTGCTCCGGCGGGAACCCCGCTGCCGTATGTGACTTGGACGGTCGTGGGCGGCTCTCCTCTGCAGCAGCTCTCCGACCCGCCACCTGCAGACGGCTGGCGGGTGCGCATCAACGTTTGGGGAGCGAACGCCAGCCAGGCCAACGCCGTAGCCGTCGCCATCCGCACCGAGGTTGAGCGGCACGGTAGCATCGAGTCCTACAACCCGACGCCAGATGACGAGGATACGGGGGACTTTGGCATCTCCTTTGACGCTCGGTTGATCTACTTCCGCTGACTGAAGATTGTGGTGAGCCACCTTGGAGTGAACTCACCACCGAGCAGGACGCCGATGGCCAAGAGCGTCACAGCAGTCGTGCTGCTCGGAGGAGAGAAGTTGGCCTTCGTCCAAAGAAATGCGGCTGCAGCGGGAACTGTGACTACTAGGATTGGAACGGCGATTCTCAACATCAGATGCGTGAATGGTGCCGGATCTGCAGACAGCTCCTTTATGTCTTGCCATCTGTGGCTCGTGAGGAACGTGAGAGTGCAGCTGACGCCAAGGGCGGACGCATACCCAAGTTCCCAAGCAACAGCATGCTGAAACCAAGTGCTGCGCAAGACCGTTGCATTGCTGAAAAGTATGAGTCCGTTGATAACTACCCACGCGGCGACAGCGACGCTGAACGACCAAAGCCCAACTCGCCTAACCAACACGGCAGCGAATGGAATGCAGGGCGTCACAACAGTGTGCTCTGCCCCCGTAGAAGCGAGGGTGTCGATCTCACCTTTCCCGGTCTCTGCGCACGGAGCGTCCTTGGAGTCCCTTGGCCTCTTCGAGTGATCGACCACGCGCTTTAGAGACCACGTAGCCAGGAGAACGGCCGCCGCTGTTAGAGCGGCTCTCTCGACGTGTCTATTAATCCGATTTGCCATCCGAAGCTAAGCCTCGTTCCTGAGTTGCGCGAAGAGGGTGCAGCACCAATTCGGCGGTGAACACCGTCAACACCTGGGCATCGTGCCCGAGCATATAAGGAAACCCCATGGGTCAGGTAATCAAATCCAAGCATTCCCAGTTGTTCGTAGCCATTGCGGCTACCGAGGTGATCAAAGTCACTCGCCTACGTAGCGTCGGCTTCCCCGACGGCCAGGCTTCCGAGATTGACATTTCGGACTATGACGACGAGTGGGACCAGTTCGTCGCAGGCCGCAAGCAGACCGGCAGCACCAGTATTGAAATCATCTACGACAGTGAGGATCACGAGGAGCTGGAAGAGCTTCACAAGACCGGCGCAGTAGTGAACTGGCTGGTCACTGCGCCGAAGACCGAAACCGAAGGTGTCGCAAAGCCTGCTGCTGTTGGCGGCGTCATCACCCCGCCCACCGACGTGCTTTCCAAGCAGTTCGACGGCTTCGTGCAGAACTTTGCCGTCACCAGCCAGGACAACGACGTGTGGAAGGCCACGATCACCATCCGTGGCTCCGGCGCGGTCACCACGCACCGTCCGACCGGCCCGTAAGGGCTGGCAACGGCGCTCTCTCTTGGCCCGCTTCGGCGGGCCTTCTCTTTGGCAGATCGTGCGGAACCTCCGCGTGTTAGCCGTGCGCGGCCCGCACGGTCTGCCGCCAGTACAAGGAAACGGCCATGAGCAAGACCAACGAAGACCCC